ATGGACCAAGTACCGGTTTGAGTTTGACCGCAGTCAGCTCTATGCTTGCGACCTCGAAAGCAAAATCAGGTATCAGTCACAGAAAATCGGAGCGGGTCTGTCTACGGTTAACGAGGAACGCCGCCGAGAGAATAAGCCTGAAGTCGAAGGCGGTGACACATTGCTCGTATCGGCTAACCTCAAGAGCATCGAAGAGTTTACGAGCCAGCCAACACAACAGCAGCCACCCAAGGAAGAGCCGACAGAAGGCCAGTCGGAAGAATAGACTTAAATTAGTTTGGATATGGGAAAAGATAAAAATACTCTCGAACAGCGAGAACGTTTTGTTAGTGGATTAGAACTAAGGCAAAAGGCCGGTGAGGAAGGCAAAGCCCGCACCATCACCGGTTATGCCATAGTCTTCAATGAACCAAGCGCCCCACTCTACGAGGATGAGCGCGAAGTTGTCGATGAAGTCATTGCCCCGGGTGCTATACCCAAGGAGCTGCTCGACCAGAACGACATCATCATGACGATGTTCCATGACCGCCAATTGCTTTTGGCTCGCTCTAAGAATGGCGAAGGCACATTGCGCTATGTTGTCGATGACCATGGCGTGAAGTTTGAATTTGATGCACCTAACACAGCCGATGGAGACAAAGCTGTTGAGTTGGTTGGTCTCCGCGTTATTGATGGCTGTAGCTTCGCATTCCGCACCCGCTACTGGGATGAGGATTATGTCAGCTGCCACAGCGAGACTCGTGACGGCAAGATACACACCACATACACCGTTAACCGCATTAAGTCCATACACGATTTCACATTGACACCGAACCCGGCTTACCCCTCGACCGAGTGCGACACTCGCGAGCGGTTCGCTACTCTACAACGTCAGCAACAAGTTGACGAGGCTGCCGTTCGTGCGCAAATAGCTGCCGCACGTGCCGCTGCAAAATAAGTATTTACTAATTTCTAACTATAGGGAAAAATGAATAAGAAAAAATTAAAAGATCTCTTCAAACGCGACCAAGAAATCACCGCTCGCATGAATGAGATTACAGACCTCTGCGAGAAGGAGGGCCGTGTACGCAATGCCGAGGAAGACAAAGAGTTCCAAGCACTCATCCGTGAGCGTCAGAACTTGTCTGCCCGCATGGCTGCTTACTCAGCTCAAGACCTCGTTGAGCGCAATCACGAAACTCGTATGCGTGAGGCTGAGACCATCATCCGTGAGAACGTTGAAAACAAGGTGGCAACGAGCATTGTACTTCACCGTGATCTCATCATGGTCAACGATGTTGAAGCCGGCAAAATTGTTCCGTTGAAGGTTCAGGACATCCTCGCTCCTCTTGAGGAAGGCCTTATCCTCCACCAAGTAGGTTTGCCGTTCCTCACCGGTCTCGCCGGCGAATATGTATGGCCCATCTACGAAGCTGTTGAAGCTCAAATCGCAGATGAAGGTGTTGCACTCAGCGACACCAAGATTGAGATGTCAGCACTTAAAGCATCTTACGACCGCGTAGGCTTGGCTATCCCTGTTACCTATCAGACCATCATGCAAACTGAAGGTATCATCGAAACCATCATTCGCACCGTAATGCCAAAGGCTTTGGTTGCCATCCTCAATAAGGTGACATTCAGCCGCGAAAAGGTCAACAAGGCTACTAACCTTGTCGGTCCGTTTGTTAACCTCGAAGCTAAAGAAATTGACGCTTCATTCAAGGCGTTCAATCTTCTTAAAGCCGGTATCTACGCAACCGGTGTTGACGGCGAGAATATGGCATACGTAATGTCTAAAGCCACCAAGGCTATTCTCGAAGCCACCCCGAAGGATGCAGGTAGTGGCATCATGGTTTGCGAGAACGACCACATCGCAGGTCTCCCCGTATTCACCACCCACTACATCGGCGACGGCTACGTTGGTCTCGGTGACTGGAAGTGGCAGCCCATGGCTCTCTTCGGTGACATCCGCTTCACCGTTGACCCATATACCCTCTCTCGTAAGGGCGCTGTTGACTTCATTCTTGAAGCCAACTACGGCACTAAGACCTTGCGCAAAGAAGCGTTTGTTCTCGCTCATGTAGCAGATGCAGACGTAACCGCAGAAGATTAGTCTTTGTTGAATTGTTAACCCAACGCAACGATGATTGTAGATTTAGCACTGCTGAAGCAGCACGTAATGGCTGATGATTTTGAGGATGACGACACTCTGTTGACGACCTATGCGGAAGCTGCGGAGAATGCCGTATTCCACGAAATCCACCGCACACTCGAAGAAGTTGAAGAGGCTTATTCAGGTGTCCCGGTCGAGCTTAAAGTGGCTGTAATGCAATTGGCGGCTCACTGGTACAACCAGCGCGAAGCGGTCGCCGGTTCGTCAATGTTCGTAGTGCCGGCTTCATTCAAGTTGCTGCTCAAACCATATACCAAGCTATGAAGGCGGGACGACTGAGAACAAAGTTGGATGTCTTCGAATTGGTGAATGGTTCTGACCGCTTCGGTTCGGCACAGTCCTCGTATCGCGAAGTCGGCACAATCCATGCCGAGCGCGTGCAATTGGACGGTCGCCGAAGCGAAGAAGTCGGCGAACACTTCCCCGATTATACGGCTACTTTCCGTGTCCGTATCGCACACAAGCTCAAAGAGAATTGGCGCGTGAAAGACTACGACAGCGGCTATACCTTCACGATAGAGAGCATCATCTTAAACAAGCAGCGCGGTTTCCAAACGCTGCGTTGCGCTCGCCTCAACCCATGACACCGGAAGAAGCGGCAGCACAATTGCGCAAACTTACCGCGCAGTTCTCCAAGCGGCAGATGCGCAGTGCCATAAGGCAAACACTGGCGACTGAGGCTCGTAAGGTAAGACGCGTAGCAGTGGCTAATCTTCGCAAGACTGACGGCCAACCGCTACGAGTTACACGACAGCTTGAGAAAGGCATCCGCGCCAAAGTGCGCAAGAGCCTATCAGGATTTGTCGTTGCCGCCAATGCTCGACCGGGAACAAGCCGCGGAATGTACCGCAACCGATTCGGCAAACTGAAACCTGTACTCTACTGGTTTGACCAAGGCACAGCCCCACGCTACCGCAAGGCTCGCCGCAGGGTTGACCGCTTGCTGAAACGCAAAGGAGGTTACACCGGCATTATTGCCGCGAAAGGCTTCATCGCACAAGCCGAGCGCAGCGAAGTCCCGAAAGTGAAGGCTCGTATTGAGAACACATACGCACAAAAAGTTGATAAAATAGCACGAAAATATGGCTATCTCTAAGACATCATTCCATGCCGGCGAAGTTATCCGCGCACTGTTGTTAGCTGATGAAGATGTAACGGCTATTACCACGCGCATCTTCCCGATTGTAGCTGATGAGGCTACGCTGCCTTACATTGTCTATCACCGCAGCGAGACGGTTGCGGATATAACCAAGTCCAAAGACAGCGACACAACGACTATCAGTATTGATTGCCTTGCGGAGACCTATCAGCAGAGCGTAGAACTGGCAGAGGCGGTGCGCAGAACACTCAACGAGTCGCGCTACTATGGCGAGGACTTGAAAATGCGTAGCTGCGCGTTCATCGGCTCTGATGGCGAAGACTGGCAAGATGATGCGTTTATCCAAAATCTTAAATTTAGACTTAAAATCAATTAATTATGGCATTTATTAACGGTTCGGACTTGTTGATTAAGGTAGCCGGTAACTACTTGGCACACTCGTCCACTCACACAACCACATACAACACCGAGACTAAAGACCGCTCCTTCAAGCCTGTCGGCACAGTTAAAAAAGGCAGTGGCAAGTGGAAAAACAAAGGCGTATCCGGTCTGTCAATCTCCATCAGCGCGGAAGGTCTCCGCACTGACGATGAAGTTGAAAACGGCTTCGCTACTCTTCTCGCTGCATGGAAGAAGGGCGAATCTATCGTGGTGGAAGCTATCGAGCGCGAAGGTAAAGACCCATACCTCAAGGGGGCGTTTATCATCGCTTCTCTCGAAGAGACTTCTCCGGCTGAAGATGATGCAACTTACAGCATCAGCCTCGAAAACGATGGCGAACCCGATGTCTTCGCACCTGAAGACTTGTCTGATTATGTAGCCGCAGCTGAATAGTTATGAAGAAGGTTACACTCGACGGTAAAGACTATCCCTGCTACCAAACGATGGGAGCAATGCGCCGTTTCCGCAAGGCAACCGGGCAGGAAATCTCAGACGTAAACGTAACAGAGGTAAGCAAGATGGTTGATTATATGTACTACTGCACGGTGTCGGCGTGTGCGGTCGAAAAAGTGGAGTTCCCCTACTCTGATGAGGAGTTCGCTGACCGCATCACCGTTGAAACCATGCAACAGTGGTCTCAATCCATCACTGACGGTCAGCAGGATGCTGAAAGCTCTGAAAAAAAAAGCTGACAGTTAACGAACTGTTAGGTGTTGCAGTCGGACAAGTGGGCATGAGCATTGATGATTTTGATGCTTGTACGCCTGATGAAATCGCTGCAATATTCGAAAAATGGAACGAGGCCAATGACTACGCTATGCGTGACCAATGGGAACGCGCACGTATCATGGCAACCATCATTGTACAGCCACACCTCTCTAAGAAGGTAACGCCCAAGCAACTTCTACCACTACCGTGGGATGGGCGCATAAATAAAGCGAAAGCGCCGGCACTCTCTAAACAAGAGCAACTCCGGCGCTTTCGTGATATTAAGCGTCGCCTAAGCGGCGAAGGTGGCTAAAATCTCATATATCGGTCGCGCATCTTAGAACTGAAAGCAGAACCTATAAAAATATAGATTACACTAATAACAGCAAGGATGCAAAATCCAAGGAATAACTTCCATAAAATCCAATGGAGAACTGATGAAATACTGAGAATTAACATGGTCGTACATTTTTGTTCGTACACAAAAGTACAATTTATGAGCTTAGCTAACAAATTGATTAACATAAAAATATTTAAAACATCATGGCGGGTTCGGTTATTGAAGTAAATATAAATCAAACTGTAACGGGAAGTGCTGCTGTTTCAGGGTTAGCAGCCAATTTGCAGTCGTTGAGCAAAAATGTTATAGTGGTGCAAAGTAGCATAAGCGGGTTGAAAGATAAATTAGCCTCAACTGTCACTACATGCGCTGCTTTTGCTTCTTCACTACAAGGAGTATCTTCTGCTGTTAGTCAGCTCGCACAAGGTTACAATGACTATGATAAGGCCATGCGTTCCGTGAACACTATGGCAGGTAAGGATGAGACCGGTTTTAAAGATTTGAAGGCACAGGTCAGCGAACTTGCCAAAACTATACCCTTGGCTAAAGACCAATTGGCAAATGGTTTGTATCAAGTCATTTCAAACGGTGTGCCTGAAGATAACTGGATTAGCTATCTCGAAAAGTCGGCAAAGGCATCTGTTGGCGGTATTGCAGACCTTGGTCAGACCGTTACTGTAACATCCACGCTCATCAAAAACTATGGCTTGGCATGGGATGCAGCCGGAGACATCCAAGACAAAATACAGCTAACAGCCAAGAATGGTGTTACATCTTTCGAGCAGCTCGCCGGAGCATTGCCGAAGGTTGCCGGTTCTGCCGCCACTCTCGGCATTAGTGTTGATGAATTAATGGCAAGTTTCGCAGCATTAAGGTTTGATTTAGCTAACTGCGAAAGTCGCAACGTAACAGCTACATAGTCATCATGAACTTTCTTGCGACCGGCGCCAACTCTTGCACCACCACGATTGTTTTTCTTGATTTCAGATTGCATAATTTTTATATATTTGCAAACGGTTTAACACAACAAATAAAATATATTCTCCGTTAATCCGCTTTTGTTTACTCGACAAAAATACAATTATTATTTGAATTGCGCAGCAACAATCTAAAATAATGTCGTTAATAACCTAAGCAATCCGTTATTATTTATGAGCAAAGAACATATATCTACGGGACAAGACACAAAAGACACTGACGCAGTTCTCTCTAAGATAAAGTTTATGAAGAGAGAAGATTTATTGCGTGTCGTGAATGGCTCATACATCGCCGAACGCTTCTTTGGCAAATCCGGCAGCTGGTTCAGTCAAAAACTCAACGGCAACATAAAGAACGGCAAGCCTTGCGAGTTCACGGAAAGCGAGCGCAAAACACTGAGCAAAGCACTTTACACCATCGCTCTCGAACTACAAGATTTAGCTGATGAACTGCAATAAAGAGTAACATCTTCGTCTGTCAACGTAATGCAGCGACATCAGTTTGGCGCGACTGATTGAAAATAATCGGTCGCGCTTTTCTTTGTTGATAGTACAAGTGCAGGAATAAAGCAAAAGCGCCGGCACTCTAAACAAGAGCAACTCCGGCGCTTTCGTGATATTAAGCGTCGCCTAAGCGGCGAAGGTGGCTAATCAATGAAATCCGAAAAGGTCTCTAATATCGGAACTAAAAATAGACCCAATAAAGACGAATATGATTGCAAAGAAAGCGGCTATACAAAAAATAATAACCAACTTCATAAAAATCCAATGGACGATAGAAGAGATACTGAATATTAACATGGCTACTTATTTTTTAGTTTTCGCATATATATTTATCCAACCAACAGCAAGCAAAACTGGCGAGGGTGGCTAAAATCTCATGTATTTATCTCGTATTTTTGAACTAAAAAGAGACCAAAAAAAGATATATACCATACCAATTACGGTGATGATACAAAATGCAATGAATAATTTTACAAATACCCATTGAATAAAAGAAGAAAGACTGAGAATCAACATGGTTTTATATTTTTGTGTTTCCGCAAATATACAGATTTATTTAGCTAATAGCAAGCAAATTAACATAAAAATCATCCGTATATCCATTTTCCGCAACATTTGCCATCCAAAATGCCA